TATGCCTTTGCAAATCATCTACTGTTCGTACAACATCGCAACGGCAATACCTAAGAGTCGAATCATCAAGCAAATTATCGATTCGACCTCTTTCAAAAAGATCTTTCCGAAGGTCAAGCTCAAATCAGGCATGCAGAGCGACATCGGTTGGTCAATCGATTTTGACTACGCCGGTATCGACCGTGTGGGTGACGAAGAATTTACACTACGCGCCGCAGGTCTTCGAGGAAGTATCACGTCTAAACGTGCTCACCTAGTCATCGTGGATGACCCTATTAAATCCAGTGCAGATATTAAAAACCCTGCTGTTAGGGATGAAATGAATAACAACTGGTCTTCGGTTATCGCTCCAATTGTGTTTGAAGGCGGTCGTTCTATTTGTCTGGGAACTAGATTCCACCCTCTAGATATTCATAAAACTATGTTTTCTCCCACAAAGGGATGGAAACAAGTTTCTCAAGAAGCACTTACTTATGACTCAGAGGGAGATGCAGTAAGTTACTGGCCTGAGCAATGGTCAGTTGAGTATCTTCAGCAGCAGAAAGAACTTGACCCAGTCGCTTTTGCTTTCCAGTACCAGCAGCAACCAGTCATGACGTCAGATCTGGTTTTATCACCTGATCTAATCGTCAAAGGAGAAGTCGAGACTGAATTCGACTCGCTGGCTGTGGGCATCGACTTATCCGCCAGTAAAAATGAAACTTCTGATTACACAGCCTTTGTTCTTGGAGGGCGGCTAAAAGATAAGTATTACATTATCGACGCGCACCAGGTGCGTTCTATAGGAAACCTTGAAAAGATCGACCTCCTGTGCGACATGCTTGTTGAGTGGGGGATCCTTGAGTTACAAGGGGATCAGTACTTTCCCACTTACTCAACTGTCACTCTTGTCGTTGAGGCTGTAGCTTACCAAGCTTCTCTAGCTGCTGATTTAAAACGAGTATTACTGAATGAAAGAGGTTTAGGGAACTTGCATATCCACGAAGTTAAAGGTTTCCGTGGCGATAAAGTTGCTCGTTTTAGAGGAACGCTCGGTCTACTGGAGAATAAAAAAGTCATCTTTAATAAGTACCGCAAATTCGATGCGTTGACCGATCAGTTGATTAATGTCGGTGCAACATCTCACGACGACCTTCTCGACGCTTACACCTGGCTCATGACCTTCCTACAGCGTCGCGGAAACTTCTCAGTTGAATACTAATGAAATCTATTTACATCACAGTCACAGCTCACAACCCCTTAGCTCGAATAGATACAACCCTGAAAGTTTTGAAAGGGTACGAATCTATAGAGCTTGAAAAAGAAATCGACATTTTTATCGATTTTGACCATCGTTTAGATCTGGATGAGTTTTCTCTAATCGTTGCCTCCCACACCGATTTCAATCGGGTTGGCTTCGTTGTCGCTGGGGAAGAATACAAGGGCTACGATCTTTGCTGGGCGCATAAGCCTTCTCTTATTAGAAGAATTCGTAAGAAGACACATGACTTTTACATGTACTCAGAGAATGATATGTTGTTCACAAAAAAACATTTTGATTACTGGTGCAAGCATAAAGACGAACTGAAAGCTCATAATTTAGAGCCCGGTTTTTGCCGTGTCGAGCGCTTAGGCAACAAGCTGATTCCTTTCGATAACTATCGAAAATGGAAACTGGGTGGCGTTACAGAATATGTATGGGGTGACATACCGTTTAAATCAGAGTTCATTCCAAAACTTTTTGATGAAGATATTTTTGGCTTCACAACTCTGGGCAACCCCTACTCAGGGATGATGATTCTGGATCAAGAGGATGCAGAAAAGTACGTCGAAAGCTGGAGCTGCAATCCGATTCATAGTCACATTAAAACAGGTAAAAGGAACTGGCCTATCGCGGATCGAGCCTCAATGGGGCTTGCTTTTGAGGATTTAAAGCCGTGGCAGGAGCATCGCCGCGTTGTGCCTGTTACGTATGAAGGTGATTGTGTAGTGATACCTGACTACGCCTTACTCGAGCATTTAGATAAAAAATATTCCTCAGCGCTCGTAAAAAATCAAAGTATCATTGACACGAAAACCATGTTCTCATACTGACATGACTTTATCTTTGCACAACTCCGATAGAGTCGACCACCCCACGCACTACAACCAGGGTGACATTGAGTGCATCGATGCGATGTTGGCTGCTGGTGGGCAAGATGCAGTCAAGAACTTTTGTCATCTTTCCTGCTTTAAATATCTTTGGCGCTTTCAGCACAAGAACGGTGTTGAGGATTTAAAAAAAGCAGAGTGGTATTTGAAAAAGCTTATTGAGCTAAGTAAGTTAGACTGACAAAAAGACTTAGAGAATGGACATCCGCGCTTTTGGTTCTGTATACGGGCAGCAAGCTAATCTGCCTTATGCGAGTGGTTTTGTCTGGGCTCCCTCTGATGGACAAACAACATTTCCTACATGTAGAGGATTGTTTGTTGAATCGAAAGGTTCTTCGAGTAAGGATGATGTCTATGTTCGTTTGAATGATATGGGGGAAAATCAATTTTTACACGTCGAAAATATTGCTGGTGATATTGAGCTGCCTTTTGGTGCAGTTACACTAAGTGGAGGATCTGTTAACGGCGTTATCGTCTTGTACTGATGGATAGCTTTACTGGTTACGCAGATTTTTTTTCTGATCGCTACAACCGATCTTTAGACGCTGCTGGTCAACAAAGGCAGCGTGAAGATGAAGCTTCTCGTCGTTTTCGAGGCCAAGTCCAGGCTGATTTAGATCAAGCTGACGAAGGACCAGTCCCTCCCACAATGCCTGACGACGGAAGTCGCCCAGAGTTTGACACTGGCATGGATGAGATGGCAGATGAAAATGTTGAAAGAACAAAAAATTATCTTTTAGAACAGGCTAAGAAGCGCATTAACGGAGTAGCAGCCCCGCAAGAGTGAGTTAGCATACTGCTACTGAGAAGTCCTCGACGTGTTAATCGATTGCTTTCCGTATTTCAACGAGAAAGAACTTCTAGAACTCCGCATTGAAACGCTTTACGATCATGTAGATGGTTTCTTGATTACTGATGCGAATCGTACGCACCGGGGCGAACCTAAAGAATTTAGCTGCGTTAATACTCTTAGAAAGCTTGGTATCCCCGAAGAAAAAGTCCAAGTCCTCCATGTTGAACTCCCTCCGATCGAAGAAGCACCGGATCCTTGGATCCGAGAGCGGGGACAGCGAGATGCTTTGAGTGTCGGCCTGTTTCAACTACCTGAGGATACTTTTTTTATTTGCTCTGACTGCGACGAGATCGCAAACCCAGCAAAGTTGGATGAAATAAAACAAGCTGTTTTAGATCAACCAAACAAGATTGTGCGATTGAGTATGTCCATGCACTACGGCAGGGCGGATAAACAACTCGAGTCGCCCACGGGGGAGAAATTTGATTGGCGGTGTGGCACAGCTAGTACCGTGAAACAACTCAAAGATTTTGGAACTCTTTCATCCTTACGTGCAAGCACAAATAACTTTTATGTAGGAGATCGAGATGCAGGTTGGCACTTGAGCTGGATGGGGGACGCAGATAAGCGTCGACGTAAATTAAGCTCGATTGCTGAGTACTACATCTGGGATAAACCAGAAGTACAGAAACTGTGTGATGAGTTCAAAGCTGAAGAAGGTAAGACAGATATGCTTGGACGCCAAGATCATTTAATTACTTCGTATCCAGTAG